AATTACAAATGGGAAAGGCTTGAAGAAATTGACTGTGTTTTAGATAAACAAACTTGGTACGATAAAAAGATATTTGAGCTTTACTACTCAGGAGAAACTTTAGACAGCCTAGCTAAGAAAACAGGAATAAGCAGAAACAGTTTATTTACTACAATAGATAAAGTAAGGGAAATACTTAAAAAGGAATTGAATGAAGATAAATAAAATATATAATGAAAACTGCTTAGATACTATGAGTAGAATGAAAGATGATTTTATTGATTTAACTGTTACGTCACCACCTTATGACAAATTAAGGACTTACAACGGTTATAGTTTTGATTTTGAAAGTATAGCAAAAGAATTGTATAGAGTTACTAAAGAAGGAGGTGTAGTTGTTTGGATAGTAGGAGACAGTAAAATAAAAGGAAGTAGAACGCTTACACATTTTAAACAATCTTTGTTTTTTAAAGATATAGGATTTAATATTCACGATATTATGATATGGAAAAAAAACAATGTAATGCCTTACATCTTAAAAAATTGTTATACACCATCTTATGAGATAATGATAGTTCTTAGTAAAGGAAAGCCAAAAACAACTAATATTATAAGAGAAAAATGCAAACACGCAGGGAAGGTTTTAACATCAACAACAAACAATATTCAAAGCATGAGAAAAGGTAAGAAGATAGTAGCAAAAACTAAACCAACAAAACCTAAGCATAATGTTTGGATAACAAAGACCACAGGAAAGAATTACGGACATCCTGCAATATTCCCTGAAAAATTAGCAAACGACCACATACTAAGTTGGTCAAGTGAAGGAGATTTAATTTATGATTGTTTTATGGGAAGTGGCACAACTGCTAAAATGGCTATATCAAACAACAGGAACTATATAGGAAGTGAAATGAGTTTAGAATATTGTGAGATTATAAAACAAAGATTAGACGCACAACAAAAAGAATTGTTTTAATATGAATAAGTTTTTTGTTCCTAACGAAGTATATGAAGATAGGATAGCTATTTGTAAGTCTTGTGTTTATTATTTTAAACCTACAGGAACTTGTAAGGACTGTGGATGTTTTATGAAGATAAAAGCAAGACTAGCTCCAATGGGGTGTAGTCAAAAGAAGTGGGAGAAAACAACAGAGATAAAAACTCCTGATACTTTACCACAGGAAATAGTAGATGAAATTTTAGATATGTGGAAAGACCTAAAAACAGGTAGAGCAAAAGACCAAGCAGCTAAAAAGAGAATGATTGAAACATACAATACAATATACAATACTAACTACAGTCATAGAACAAATTGTGGTTCATGTATATCAACTTGCTTTGATGGAATAAAAAAACTATATAAAGAATATGCTAAGGGCTAAATTTAACTTAAATAACAATGCAGTTATTTTCTTATTTTTTTTGTGAACCCTTAGCGTATTTAAAACTAAAACAATAGATATGAAAAGAACATATAAAACAATTAAATGGGTATTAAACAGTCATATTAAAAATAACGTCAGAAGTCTTTGGACTTGGGAGAACGATAACTTTACTTGTATCTTTGAAAACTATGACGGAGACAGCAGAATATATACACCGCACCAACTTTTAAAACTTTTAGATAATGACACAGAACGATAAACTAATTAAAAACATAGAAACAATGCCACATATTGAAGTAGATTACAAATCAACTCCTGAACCAAGTTACTACTCAGGAAAGAAGTACGGTTACTCAGCAAGAAAAGTAGTAGAGGACTTTCAGCCTGATAGCTACAACATAGGAACTGCAATCAGTTATCTATTAAGAGCAGGTAAGAAGGAAGGTAATCCTGCTGAACAAGATATACAGAAAGCGATTAATCATTTACATTTTGAACTAGACAGGTTACACAATGACACTTTATAGTTGCGAATGTGGTAAAGAAGAAAAAGAAGTTGGTAAAGCTACAATAGTCCTAAGAGATAAGAAGTGGGTATGCAAAGAAGCTCAGTGCAGTTGTGGTAAGTATATGGATAGTAAACCAACAGAAGGTATGCCAAGCCTTAAAAGAACAGAGCCTACTCTAAGTATGAAACGAGATAAGCTATGGGAAGGAGCAACAGAAAAGATAAGAAGCAAAGCTGAGTAATGAAGTTTGTAATAAAAGACAAAAGAGATAAGCAAAGCCTATTCAGTTACTTAAAAGAATTAGAGAACGACTACATAGTAAGTGTAAAGAAACAAAGAAACACACGTAGCAATATGCAGAACAGTTACTATTGGAAATGTATCGTACAAGGACTAGCAGAAGAACTAGGATATTTTCCTAATGAAATGCACGACGCTTTAAGAGCTAAGTTCTTGTCTGAATATGAAATGATAAGTTGTAACGATAATCAAATAGTAATAAATAAAATAGGAAGTACAACAGCTTTAAACACTAAAGCCTTTGAGCAATACACAGAACAAATAAGAGTATGGGCTTTAACTGACTTAGGTATAAGGCTTATGCTTCCAAATGAATACGAGTAATTTCTATTATATAATATGGAAAAAGAACAAAAGAGGACACAGGAGGGTAAAAAGAAACTACTAGCTGCACTAGAAGTATCGTTAGGTATAGTAACTGAAGCTTGTGAAAAAGCAGACATAACAAGAAGCAGACATTATGCTTGGTTGCAAAGTGATGAAGAATACAAGAAAGCAGTAGATGAAATTGACAGTAAGTTTATTGACTTTGCTGAAACAAGTTTAAAGAAACAAATAAAAGAAGGGAACACAACAGCTACTACATTCTTTTTAAGAACAAGAGGTCGTAAGCGTGGCTATAATGAAAAGCAAGAGATAGACCTAACGTCAGGAGATGAAAGAATTAAAATTAATATAAACCTTGGAGATTAGTCCTGAATTTACACCAAAGCAAAAGGAGTGTTTAAAATATCTATTTGACGATAGCACTAAAGAAGTTTTATTTGGAGGTGCAGCAGGTGGAGGTAAGTCTTGGGTTGGCGTAAGTTATTTAATCTTAATGTGCCTTCAATACCCTAAGACAAGATACTTAATGGGTAGGTCTAAGTTAGACGCATTAAAAAAGACTACACTAAACACATTTTTTGAAGTATGTACTGCTTGGAATTTAAAAGCTATAAAGGATTACACTTTTAACGGTTCAAGTAATGTGATAACCTTTTACAATGGTTCTGAGATAATCTTAAAGGACTTGTTCTTATACCCATCAGACAGAAACTTCGATAGTTTAGGTTCACTTGAAATAACAGGAGCTTTTATTGATGAAGCAAATCAGATAACAGAAAAGGCTAAAAATGTAGTAGCTTCAAGACTTAGATACAAACTTGATGAGAATGGCTTAATACCTAAGTTACTGATGACTTGTAACCCTGCTAAGAATTGGGTGTATTCAGAGTATTACAGACCTGCACAGGAAAAGACAATTAAACACTACAGGAAGTTTATCCAATCTTTAGTTATAGATAACACCTACATATCTAAGCACTATGAAACACAGCTATCACAATTAGACGAACTAAGTAAGCAAAGACTACTATTTGGAAATTGGGAGTATGACGCAACTGCTGATAGTTTAATAGATTACAACTCTATTATGAGTATGTTCAGTCAGAAAGGAATAGAGGGTGATAAATACATAACTTGTGATGTAGCACGATTTGGAAGCGATAAGACGGTTATAATGCTTTGGCAAGGGCTACACATCAGATACATAAGAACATTGCTTAAATCGGCTGTAAATGAGGTTGTGGACGAAATAAAGAAACTACAACAAGAGAATGGAGTAAATCTTAGAAATATTATAGTTGATGAGGACGGAGTAGGTGGAGGTGTAAAAGATTTCTTAAGATGTCAGGGGTTTACCAATAACGCAAGAGCTTTAAAAGGTGAGAACTATCAGAACCTAAAGACGCAATGTTATTACAAATTAGCAGACCAAATAAACAAAGGACAAATTGGTGTTAGTTGTTCTGATGTAAATATAAAGAATTACATAACGGAAGAATTGGAACAAGTAAGAACTAAGGACGCAGACAAAGATAACAAACTACAAATAATACCTAAAGATACTGTTAAGGCTATTTTAGGTCGCTCTCCTGATTATGCTGATGCTTTAGCTATGCGAATGTATTATGAGATAGATAGCAACTTTGGGAAGTATTACGTACAGTAAACTAAAAACAACAAATTTCTATTATATAACAGATGAAAGTAAAAGTCAAAAAAGAAGGTAAGGTAAAAGAGTTCAAATTGATTA